TCCGGGCTCGTGCGAGGTGTGGTGCGGGATCGTGCCGACTATCAACCTTCTGTGCCCATGCTCATCCCCGATTTCATGAGGGCTGCATAATGACATCTGTCATTGACCAGTACATCACCGATAAATGCGCGCTTTATAATGGGGATTGCGTTGAGGTGGCCGCGGGGATTCCCGAGGGCAGCATGCACTACAGCATTTTTTCCCCGCCTTTTGCGAGCTTGTACACATACAGCAACAGCGTGCGCGATATGGGCAATACTCGCACGAAAGGCGAGTTCCTCGATCAGTACCAGTTCCTGATGGACGGCCTGTATCGCGCGATGATGCCGGGTCGTCTTGTCTCGATGCACTGCATGGACCTGCCTCTGTCAAAGGTCCGAGATGGTATAATAGGACTGGACGACTTTCCTGGCGATCTAATCAGGGCCGCAGTACGCGCTGGATTCGTTTATCATTCGCGCGTGACGATCTGGAAAGATCCCGTGACCGCCATGCAGCGGACTAAGGCAATTGGTCTCTTGCATAAGCAGATCAAGAAGGACAGCAGCATCTCGCGGCAGGGCATCGCGGATTTTGTAGTTACCGTGCGCAAGCCTGGCGACAATCCGGAGCGCATTTCGCATACGGACGATACGTTCCCTGTCGGAATGTGGCAACGGTACGCGTCGCCCGTCTGGATGGATATAGACCCGTCCGATACCCTCCAATATCGCGCGGCGCGAGACGAGGAAGACGAGCGCCATATATGCCCGCTGCAACTAGGGGTAATCCGCAGGTGTATCGACCTATGGACCAACCCAGGGGACGTTGTTTTCTCTCCGTTCGCCGGAATAGGCAGTGAGCTTTACGTCGCGATCGAAAAAGGGCGTAGGGCGGTCGGCGCTGAATTGAAGCCTTCATACTTCAAGCAGGCCGTTAGAAACCTTTCCGGCGCCACGTCCAGTTTAGGCGGTCTTTTCGGTGATGAGGCAGCGGCATGAGCCCGCAATGGATGCCCCTCTATATCGCAGACTACCGGGCAGACACGGCGCACCTTAGCGCAACTGAGCACGGCGCGCATTCTGGCCGTTGGCGGGGCACTAAATGCGCATCAATAAAAAAATTGGGGCGTCATCTATGGCGAATATGAAGTATTGGTCCGGTGAGTGGCCTAACCTCAATAATGTGTCAATCTCTCTTGACGAAAAGAGCAGTGGATTATGCGCTGCAGATACCGGTATTCTGTATAGGCTTATCGCATATATTGCCGCTAACGGAGTGCATAGCCAACTGCGCGTTGCATCATCAGACCCTATGGTGCCAAGCGACGTCGAGAAGATATGCAGAATAGCTAATTGCACATTAAGCGAGTGGGCTGCGGCGCGCGACAATATAATCGAGTTCTTCGACGAGACCAATGAAGGCCTGCGCCTAAAAGATGCAAGCGTTGTCCGAATATCTAAGGACGCGGTGCGAGGGTCTATCCCAATAGCGGCCAGAATTGCCGCTCTACGCCGGGACGGTAGGGCGTGCGTATATTGCGGCTCCACCGAAGGGCCGTTCCATTTTAATCATATATGGCCCGTATCGAGGGGCGGATCTGACGACGCCAGCAATATTGTTGTTGCCTGCGCGCCATGCAACCTCTCGAAGGGCGGGAAGACTTTACGCGAGTGGAGGTCGATCTAGTGGCCCGCATCAGATCAATACATCCTGGTTTGTTCACTGACGAAGCATTCATGTCTGCGTCGACGCATGCTCGTCTCCTCATTATAGGCCTCTGGTGTGAGGCGCACGATGACGGTGTTTTCGAGTGGAAGCCGCTGACCTTGAAGGCACGCGTCTTCCCGGTAGACGCGGTTGATATGGTTGTTCTCATGGCAGAGCTGGCTGGCCTGGGGTTCATCCGCAAATTCTCCTCTGGCGGGAAGGCATACGGGGTCATTCGGAACTTCCGGAAATATCAGCGCCCACAGAAGCCGAACAGTTCCTATGTTCTTCCGCTAAGCCTAGCGTCATTTTCTGGAGTTCCACTGGACGATACGCGACTGGTACATGGTGAGTACGATACCAATCCTGTAAACCTCCAACAGATGGAGGATGGAGAGGAGGAGGAAGGGGAGGGTGATATAACCCCTACTCAGGAAGCTAAAGCTTCCTTCGTCGCCCCCAAGGGCAAAAAACTTGAAGAATGCTTTGAGAGGTTCTGGGCAGGATACCCGAGAAGGGATGGCCCTAACCCGAAAGCCCCAGCCTTCGACAAATTCGCGATAGCCGTCAAGAACGGCGCCGACCCTGAGATGATCGTCGCTTCGGCTTGGCGGTACGGCGACGAGATACGGTCGAAGGGGAAGGAGCGCACCGAGTTCGTGAAGCAGGCCCTGACGTGGCTCCATCAGAAGCTCTGGAAGGATTACGCCTAGGTCGATGAGGCCGCGCATGCAGATCCCGTTGCCGCTGCGCCTAGCCCTGACATGCCGTCGAACGAAGCGATGCTGGCCAAATATTCGAGGATGACAACCGATGCAGCAGACGGCTCACGAGCGGGTGACGCTGGGGAATTACCATCAGATGGGCCTCGCGTTCATCGATCGAATGAAGAAGACCGGCAAGCCCCCGTGTTGCGAGGTCAAGGCCGAAACACCGGAATGGTCAGCCTGGGAAACATACTTCCAGCGACATTTAGGCGGCCTGCCGTGGGAGATGGGGCCGGCGATGAGAGACCCGAACCGGAGGGCTTTCACCGCGCCGGCAAGGTGGCCTGAATGGTTCGATACGGATTTTGCGAGAACGTCCTCGCGGTGAAAAAGCTCGAAGACTACAGGCGAGGTGAGTGATGGCCGCGGATCTAGCGACCAACAGCAATCGCAGAGATCAATTCACGATCGTTAGGAGGTTTGGTAAAATCATGACCCCCATTGACTGGAACAAGCCCGTACAGACGAAAGACGGGCGGAAGTTTTTCTATTTAGGTCGCATACCACACGTGCGACTACCGATTGTAGGTTACATTGAAGGTGACGATGTACCTGGGCAATGGCCAGCGGATGGTCGTATCAACCATAATTTCGACAGCAACAACGACCTCATCAACGTCCCCGAAAAGCATAAGCTTTGGGTGAATGTGTATCGGGATGATAACGGCGATTGGCGATCTGGAATCGAGGCGAGCAAAGAGGCGGCAGATCTCCGGGACGGCTACAACATATACACGCGCATAGCCTGCATCCGCATCGAATTCCACGAAGGCGAGGGCCTGTCATGACCAACATCACAGAGCGCGAGGCGCTTAAGGAAAGGCTGATTCAGTCGAGGTCCGACAAGGATGCAAAATCGAGAACCTTATACTTTCTAGGGATGCAGAATTGCCCGACGACAGCAGAGGGCTGGGTGGCTTCAGACCTTGCGTCTGCCCGTGCGCGGATCGAGTACGAGGAGGCCGCGCGGGCATATGACAAGGCGTTTCGTGAGTATGTCGCAGGAGATAGCCTGCCATGACCAACCGCATGGAATGGCAGCCCATAGAGACGGCGAAGCGCTTCACGCTCGTCTTTGAAGGCGATATCCGCAAGATTGATGGCTTTATCGGCCACGTAGACACGCCATTTGGCCGTCCCGTCGCGTCTGGCCTAGGCAATGCATTCGATCAATGCGCCGCGTCCGAGGCCCGCATATCCGAGCTAGAGGCAGAGGTGGAGAGGCTGAAGGGGGAGCTGATGCGTGTTGAGGAGGAGAAGGTGAACGCACAGTTGGCTTTGGCTGACGAGACCTATCGGAGGCAGGTGGCTGAATGTGGCCTAGCCATCCGCGCCCGCTCCACCGCCATGAACAAGGGAGGGGAGTGATGGCAGTCAAAGCACAATGGCGATGCGACGGATGCGACGATACGGCTGTCGTGCCATGCGACGGTCAGCCGGTCAACTGGAACAGTATGACAGTGTGCATAACGGGCGCCGGATATCCCATCACTCATCTGGCAAGCGGGTATTCGTTCGACCTGTGTTCCCGATGCTCGCGCCAGTTCGCCAGAGAAATAGACCCACGCCAGTGGCCCCGCGCCAGCGCAACCGCGCCCTATCAGCCAAATGGAGGGGAGTGATGGGTTATTTGCGGCCGGAGGAAATCGCAGGCATAATGGCTGACTTTCCAGATGATGTTGATCGGTTGGAGCGAGTCTCGCGAGAAGCTGGCCTGGGTCTGACACGCGAGCGCGTGACCGACGCATACGCGGCTTTCAGTGAGGAAGAATACTGCGCTGGGTGGCTTCTTTTGCCCGTGGCGGGCCAACCGGGCGACGACTGGCTTCTCAAATATCTACGGATAGGCCTTGCTGTTCTGGAGAAGGATGAAGCCGCCCCCGCTCAGCCAACATCAAAGTCATAGAGGTGGATGGATGAGGTTTTTTGGAGAAGTGGCTTGCTGGGCTGGCTCTGCATCCGCCTTTTTCGGAGTTTGCCTATTGGCTTTAGCCGCCATGGAGCCGACCCTAGGGGCCCCGTTGTCTCTCATTATCGTGGGGAGCGCGGTAGCCGTTTCCGGTTTCACCGTGTCGAAGTGGGCGAAGCATTGAAATGACACGGCCCGCCGTCCACTACGTAGGCTTCCGAGATGACAGATACTGGAATGCCTACCGGATCTATGGCGGCCCTCGTGTCATTCATCGCTGGTGGGATTTACGGGCACGCCGCGAAATTGGCCCGGAGGACACCGTGATATTCGCCAATGGCAGTTGCGATCAGGAGCCTAGGAAGAAAAGCGCCCCCGACATAGATGAAAGCGTGTGGGATGCCCAATAAAGCTGCCGAAAAGACACCAGAAGGTCTACAACAACCCGCCGATGTGGTACGAGGTGTCGTGCCTGCGCCGCGTATTCACGTCAACGGATTCACCTATGTCTCGCTAGACTTTCACGAGGCAGAATGCAGAAAGGTTGAGGCCGCAACGCTGGAGAAAGGATCTAACTATCTTGCCGCTCGCGGCTACGCTCAGGGGGCTGATGCGCTGAAGAAAATGAAATCGGAGATCGCCCCGGATGGCAAACGTCACCGCAGCCCGTAAAACATTCTCAGGATACGGCCGAAAGCCAAAGGCCGGCGTCGACCGATACCCGTCAGGCCGCATCGTCAATTCACAGCGGCAGCCAAAGGAGACGGAGGCCGATATCCTGGCGACTGCTATGGTCCAGCCGCACCGTCGCGGCGCGTCAGACCCGCGCAGCAGATACCATGGGTTCGCTGCAGGCCGCCTCCTCATGAGTACGCAGATCACGCGCCCGCAGTTTAGAGCAGCCGAGCGCATCACGACGGTCTGGGTCAAGCACGCAAAGCTCGTCACTGGTTCGCTACCGCGATTCCCCTCCGTCATGGCGGATAGGGTGGCCGGCGCCATCGAGTCCGGCCTAGAGCCGGCTGACGACGACATTTTCAAGCTTCGCAGGGATTTTGAGGATTCCCATTCGGCCCTGATGTCCCGAGGAAAGCACGCAATCTATGTGCGTGTCATCACAAGAGTCTGCATGATGGACATTGATCCAACGCAGGACGAGCTAGGTGATTTCCGGGAAGCTATGAACCTTCTCGACAAGCTGTGGATAATCGACAGCGCCAATGCTGACGACTGAGAAAAAAATACGCACAGCGCAGCCTTGGCCTATTGACGGCGCCCGGGTGTTCGCGTATTGTTCGTGCCATACTGGATAATCAAGATTTGCGCCCGCAGGACACGTTCCGCGCGGGCGTTGTTGAATCGGCGCCCGCCTGATGGATTGCAGCGCTCCCGGCTAGCGCTATGACCCAAGGCTTTCCATCAGTGCAAACCGGGTAGCCGGGCGTTGATAGAGTTCAGAGTGGGACGATCGCCTGACCGTTCCGATAGGTAAGAGGCAAGGTCGTTAATCAGCCCCTCCCGCGCTGACTTTAGAGTTCCTTTCGAGTTGTTTCAGAGTTCTGCAACAATCGGCGCTGAAAGCAGAAAGCGCTATAGCTCTAGCCCAGCCTGCGGCGCGACGCAAAATCGCGTTGCACGGGAGCAAAGCGGGCCTTAGCCGGGTTAGCGTCCGGCCTTGTTGCAGTTAGAGTTCAGCGCGGCAGTAACCGGGGCAGATTGCCCATACGGCGAGCCCGCACTGATACAAACCCTCTGCACTTACCCACTAGTGTCCGAGGAAACGTCACGCCGCTGTAGCTCAATTGGTAGAGCAGACCCTTTGTAAGGCTCAGGTTGCGGATTCAAGTCCTGCCGGCGGCCCCAACACCATGGCGGCTCAATGCACGCAGTAACATTCGCTTTCCTCCTCCACGCTTACTACCGAGCATGGGCTGAGATGTGGGGTGTTGAATGAAGATCCTGGCCAATCTCGTGGTGTTCCTCGTCGCAGCCGCCGGCACAATAGCTGGCATAGCCTGGATGACGCTTCTACCGGCAATCGGCCTTCTCTGGCTCGCGGGCTGGCTCTCATGACACACCAAGCAACATACATGGTATTCCTCAACGACGGGGACGATTATCGCGTCGAGTGCGATTGGGCAGAGATGACTGAGCATGCGGTCGTTTGCTTCAATCAGGTCGGCAATGACGGCGTTATCGCCGCGGTCTTCCCGCTACTGTCCATATCGGCGTTCGTCGAAGAGAGCTTGGTCTGCGAAGCCAGCAAGGGCCTGTCCGCGGATATCGAAATACCTCCAGGCACTATGAGCAACTGATGACCCCGAACAAGTGGCGGGAGAGAGTGTTGGCCCGCAAAGCTGACGAAATGCTCGCTGCCATCGTGAACTCGAACCGCACATGGAGACAGGCCCAGCGAATGGGCTTGCGCCGCGTGATTATGGCCAATGGGCGTAGCGTTCATGTTGTGCCTGTAGCGTTGACGCGAGGCTTGTGATGCCAGCCCTCGAGAACGCCCGCCATGAGCGCTTTGCTCAGGAGCTGGCGAAGGGGAAAACGGCTGATGAGGCGTATCAGCTTGCCGGGTATGCGGAAAATCGCGGCAACGCAATCAGGCTGAAAGCAAATGAACGCGTCATGAAGCGCGTTGAGGATATTCAAGAGCGCGTCGCAACTCGGACTGTTGTGACGGTTGCGAGCATCACTGAAGATCTCCTGCGGATCGCTGCGAAGGCAGAAGCTTTGGAAAGCCCGGCCGCTTTGAACGTGGCCCGCAACGCGAAGATGGACGCCGCGAAGCTGAACGGTCTTGTGATCGACCGGAAGGAAGTCGGCGCCCCCGGCGAGTTCGACGACAAGAGCGCGGATGAGCTTCGGAAGATCATCGAGGAAGGCGCAAGGAAGTATGCAGGCGTTCCGTTCCTCAAGGAAATGCACTGATGACTCCTTTTGATATCGATAGGGACGACCTCCTGTCTGCGCTACTGCAGCGAATAGAGCGCCTAGAGACGAATGTCCGCTCGATGCTCCCGCCATTCGATGAACCCGATAAAACCCATTTTAATGTGCAGGTTCTCGAAATTTTGGATATGGGGCAGATCTATATGGCAGCAGCGAACGGCGAACGCTTTGAAATCCGCCGATGCCGCAAAGATATGCCTGTTGGCGCCACTACGGGAAACTGGGTGGTCGCCGTGAAGGGCGGCGTCAGTGAATGAGGTGCACGTCTTTAGACCTGGTGATCGCAGTTCGTAGTCGGTTCGGATTTCCTATATTCTCGCGGAAAGCGATGATGTACGGGGTGTGCGACGACCCGAAAATTGACGACCGCTGCTTCGACGACCCGTCGTTCATTGCGGATTTCAAACGCGACTTACTTCGCCGGTTGGAGAGCGGACTTATTGAGGATCTTCGACATAATCGTAATCCCGTTGATACAGGCCATCGAGAAAACTAGCGATCCTGAACGCGGCCTGCACTGCGTCTGGGTCTTTGTTAATCTCTCCAGTGCGAACAGGAGACGGATCTCTGGGTTTTGATGGGTCGTACAGACAGAATGGGAAAGAAGACCACGATTGGTCGTTGTAAACGGCGAAGAACCCGGACGATCCGAGGAAGCGCAGTGCACCTTTGCGAAACAGGTTGAGGCCGCCCCAAGCTTCTGAAAGTGCGTATCCATCATCGTAGACGTTCAAATTGCATTCACACTCTGCCCTCCATGCCTCGCGGATAACATCGACCTCTTCGATGGATGGCTCCTCAAAGAAATTGAGGAGCAGCGTCCCCTTGTAGTCATGTAGCGCTGCGAGATACGTGCATTTATCCTCGCTCTTATAGAAGGCATCGACGACCCTCTTGAGGCGAGCGAAACGCGTCGGTTGGTTTTCGTACGCGCTCAGAATAAATGTCATGGGATGCTTCTCCAGATGGAGACAGCATTATACAATGACTTAGACTTAGTGTCGCATCTGAAACGCAATATTGCAGGGCGAAAAACGCAGGATGAACCAAACGGAAGAGCTTCGCAGGCTTGCCCGTGCGGTGCACCGACTTGAAACGTTAGAGCTTCGCGAGGCCTGTGAAAAGAGCCTCTTGGAGTTCGTCCGCCAGCACTGGCATGTGATCGAGCCCGCGACTGTCTTTGTCGAAGGCTGGGCAATCGAGGCGATCTGCGAGCATCTTGAGGCAGTCACGGCCGGGAAGATCACGCGGCTTCTGATCAATGTTCCGCCTGGTAGCATGAAGTCCCTGCTGGTCAATGTGTTCTGGCCTGCATGGGAATGGGCGACGGGCAAAGCGCATCTGCGCTATGTGACGTTTTCCTATGCAGCGCATCTGACCGAGCGAGACAACAGGCGGTTTCGAGACGTCATTCAGAGCGCGCATTTCCAGAGGCTTTTTGGTGGCCGGTTCTTGCTCAAGAAAGCCGGCGAGGAATTAGTCAACAACGACAAAACAGGGTTCAAGCTCGCGTCATCGATCGGCGGCGTTGGCACTGGCGAGCGAGGCGACCGGGTTCTTTTGGACGACCCGCACAACGTGGCGGATGGCGAATCCGAGAAGATCCGGGAAAGCACGGTCGAGTGGTTTTCCTCGGCCATGTCGAACCGCCTTAACGACATGTCGAAGTCGGCGATTGTTGTTGTGATGCAGCGTGTTCATCAGGCCGATGTGTCAGGGTTTATCCTAAGCAAGGATCTCGGATACGAGCATCTGTGCATCCCGGCTGAGTTCGTCGGAACGCGGGCATCGAAGACATCGATAGGCTGGCGCGATCCTAGGACAAAGGACGGTGAACTGTTCTGGCCGGAGCGCTTTCCGCCGGATGTTCTGGCGACGATGCGGAAGCTCGGGGATTGGTTCTACTCATCCCAATATCAGCAGGATCCGGTTCCGGCTGGCGGTGGTATCATCAAGGCCGCCGATTGGAAGCGGTTCGGGGAAAAGATCTATCCGTCCTTCGACTATGTCGTCGGGTCTGTAGACACAGCCTACACAGAAAAGCAGGAGAACGACCCTTCTGCTATGACGGTATGGGGTGTTTACGAGGACCATGGCGTCAAGCGCGCCATGCTGATATATGCATGGGAAAAGAGGCTCGAGCTTCACGGTCGCCCGGTCAAGACGGTGCCAGGCGAGAGTAAGAAAGACTATCGCGAGCGCGCTATGCCGAGCTGGGGCTTGGTCGAGCATATTGCAGACACATGCCAAAGGTTCGGTGTTGACACGCTCTTGGTGGAGTCAAAGGCATCTGGTCATTCGGTCGCCCAGGAAATGCGACGGCTTTATAGTCACGAGCCTTGGGGCGTTCGCCTTGTCGATCCGAAGTCGCAAGACAAGGTGGCGCGGCTCTGGAGCGTACAGCACCTGTTCGCGGATGGTCTTGTTTCTGCGCCGCACACCACATGGGCACAAATGGTAATCAATCAGGTCGCAGCCTTCCCGAAGGCAGAGCATGATGATCTGACGGACACAACGTCGATGGCCCTTCGGTTTATCCGCGACGGTGGCTTGCTGCAGCTCGGAGCTGAGCGCGCCGCGGAACTAGAAGACATGATGACCTACCGTAAGCCTGTATCGCAGGCTCCGCTGTACCAAGTGTGAGGGTGAATGAACATCGCCAATCGCTTAATTGCACGCCCGGACAATATCCAGACGCCAAAGGATGTTGAGGCGTGGCTCCTCAATCAGGTTGAGGTAATCGACTTCGACAAGGGACGCAGTGTCGTTGTTGAGGTCGGAGAAAAGTTCCGCAAGGGCGACGATCTCCCCGATCACATCGCCAAGCTGTCTCAAGAGATGGCGGATACGGTCTATAATTTTCTGGCAATCCACGGCGCAACTGCGGTGGGCCTTCGCTTTAACCGTCCCGAATGTACGGCGTGGAGCATCCCGGATGACGACAACCATCTAATGGTTGTCATGCGTTACCGGGTTTCGTCGCCAAATCTCCCTGAAAAGGCAAAGCTCGCATCCTAATGGCACGTCGCTCGATTCCCATCCCTTCCGTCAATCTAGCAGATGAGGGGAGGGGGGAAGGTGTGCCTTCTGACATCATGGAAGAGGTTATTGATCTTGGCGAGCCCGAGATCGTAGACAGCACGGAAGTCGAGAACGACGACGGATCTGTCACGATCAACATCGGGCCCGAGCTTCCCTCTGAGGATGACGAGGACGACGACGATATCCCGGCCGATCAGTGGTTCGATAACATCGTTGAGAAGCTTTCTACCGAAGTTCTAAGCGCTATTTCCGGCGAGTTGATCGAGGGCATCGACGCCGACAACCAATCGCGTCAAGAGTGGATCCAAGACCGGGCCGAGCTGATCAAGATGCTTGGCCTCAAGGTGTCCGAGGAATCTGGTACGATCGATGGAGGCGGCGCGCCGCTTCTCGGTATGGCCAGCGTTCGTCATCCGCTTATGCTTGAGGCCGTCCTACAGTTCCGGGCCGTCGCTCGCGGCGAGTTGCTACCTGCGGATGGACCGGTGAATGTCACAGTCGATAGCGCGAGCGACCAGGAGACCGACGAAGAGGCCGACGAGCTTGAGGACGGATTCAACCATTATCTGACAGTCACTGCACCTGAATTTTATCCTGACACCGATCGGCTTTTGTTCGGCGTTGGCTGGGGTGGGGCTGGGTTCAAGAAGGTCTATCGGTGCCCTATCCGTCGCCGTCCAGTTTCTGAAAGCGTCGATGCTGAGAAGCTGATCGTCTCGAACAATGCCACGGATCTTCAGAACGCCATCCGCGTCACTGAAGAAATCGAGATGGATAAGGTCACGCTGAAGCGCATGCAGGCGCTGGGAGCCTATCGCAAGATTGACCTTGGTGAACCTGAAAACCCGGAGCTGACCGCGATTGACCAGGCTGTTTCGGAACAACAGGGCGTCACGCCAGTTGCCGAGCGCCCTCAGGATTCGAACTACACGATCTACGAATGCTATTGCTACCTCGATATCCCGGGATATGAGGACAAAGGCGAGAACGGTAAGGACAGCGGCGTTCCTCTCCCCTGGAAAGTGACGATCGAGAAGGGGTCTCAACAGATCCTGGAGGTCCGCCGCGACTGGGACCAGAAGGACGAGAACAAGCTCCGTCGCAAGCTCTACGTGCTTTATCCATTCGAGCTTGGCTTTGGCTTCTGGCCATTCGGGCTTGGCCACATGCTGGCAAACGCGAACAAGGCCGTCTCTGGCGCCTGGCGTATTTTGCTCGACAACGGCAGCATATCGAATTTCCCGGGGTTTCTATATTCAAAGGCACTCGGCAAACAGAACAGCCTTGATTTTCGCATCCCCGCCGGCGGTGGCCAGCCGATTGATACGAGCGCAACACAGACTGGCAAGATCCAAGACGCAATCATGGGTCTTCCGTACAAGGATGTCAGCCCGCAGTTCGCCGGGTTCGCCGATGCGATCGTTCAGGCTGGCCAGCGCCTAGCTGGAACGACGCAGATATCGATTGGAGAAGGCAAGCAGGACGCGCCCGTTGGCACCACGCTCGCGATGCTCGAGCAAGCCAAGATCATTCCGAGCGATGTTCATAAGCGCTTGCATGCTGCGATGGCCGAGGAGTTCCAGCTCCTGCGTGATCGATTCAGGGAAGACCCGAGCGCATTCTGGAGGTTCCGCAAGGGCGGGTCAGAAAAGTGGGACGAGGCAAAGCTTCTTGCCGCGCTTGACCGGGCTGACTTGACGCCGCGGTCTGACCCGAATGTCCCGAGCCATATGCATCGCGTGCAGAAAGCCTTGTTCATCAAGCAGCTCGCGACACAGAACCCGACAATGTACGACCAGCGCAAGGTTGATGAATACGTTCTGAAGCAGATCAAGGTGGAAGACGCGGAATCTTTGATGATGCCGCCGCAGCCCATGCCGCCGCCTGATCCTTTGATGCAGGCAATGCAGCAGGGCCAAGTCCAGCTTCTCCAGGCCAAGATTGCATCCGAGGGCGCCAAGGCACAGGACGCGCAAAGCCGCCACGTGGAGCGCATGCAGAAGCTTCAGCAGCAGGCCCGCGAATCCGAAGCGCAGATGCAGAAGGATCTGATGGAAACGCAGATGGACGATGCCCAGAAGGCAGCCGATCGCGAATCCAGAGAGCGCATCGCAGCTATGCAGGTCGCAGCAAAGCTCGTGGATACAGGAAATCAGAACGTCATTCCGGGGCCGTTCCCCAATCGAGGCTAGCGCATGGGCTTGAGCCGCCGTAGTTTTATCGCAGGGGTCGTGGCCGTCCCCGTCGCCGCATCAATCGTATCGCCGGCCGTTGCCGATCCTGCCGATATGAAGGCGAGCTTTGAGGGCGCTTTCAACCGCGTCTTCAGAGTCGCTGACCATGGATGCGCTTATTTCGACGGGCCTACAGACGAGCCGTGGGTTAGGATTGATGTCGTCGGGGCATCTGAGCAAGAGGCTTTGTCCAAGTGGTACGCCGAAGCTGCGTCGTATGCTGACGGCAGGGGCGCCGATCTATATTGGAATGTGGAACCCACGACATTCGAAACGATGCACTTCGACCTTGCTGGCGTGAGTGAAGAGTACAAGCACTATTATCACGACGAGACAATCGTCATTAAAGATGGGACATGGACTGCGACTGGGCGGCTTCTCGTATCGGACGAGCCTTGGAAGAACGCCAGGGAAACGATCCAGTCCGCTGGGAAGCATTACAACGATGACGAGACCTATCGAATGGTCGTATCCGAGCGCTATGACGGCCGGGACGCCGCTCCGATACTGGACGTAAGCGAACTTGGCGTGTCGCCTCCCTCTCGGGAGAACCCTATGTGCCGACTACAGATTGCAACTCAAAATCAGTGAGCACACCATGAGCCACAATCAGAACCGCGCTCGCGCCATGCTGCGTAAGGCCGGATATTCAGACGCACAGTGCTATGCTGACGGCGGGCGCGCCAAGCCGTCCAAGGGCGCGGGCAAGACCACGATCAATATCGTTCTCCCCAGCGGCAACCAGGGCCCGCAGGCTGGCCTTGGTGGTATGGCCCCGGCTCCTGCTCCTATGGTCGCTAACGCGCCTCCGCAGCAGCCTCCGATGATCAATCCAATGCCGGTTGGCGCTGGCGGCCCTCCGATGGCTGGCGGCCCTCCGATGGCTGGCGGCCCGATGCCAATGGCTCCTGGCGGCGCGCCTCCTATGGGCGTCATGAAGAATGGCGGCCGCGCCTACGCCAATGGCGGTAAGGTGAAAATGCCGAAGATGACGGCGGGTGCTGGCTCTGGCGTCGGTCGCCTTCAGCAGGCGAAGCGCGGCAATCGAGGCTGCTGATCGGTGATCTCTGAAACCATCAGCATCGAGACAAAGTTCATCGAGCTTCTGTTGGGCGAGATCAGAAAGCAGGAGGCGAGGATCCTTCGCGGTCCGATCTCCGGTGAGCAATACGCGGCCGAAAAAGCCTATCTCAAGGGCCTTGACGCTGCGATTATTTTACTCGGCGACGCACGAAAAGCAGTACGTGGCACGAGCGACGAAGATTAGTAACAACAGGAAAGGTGATGCATGACAGGGGAGATCCCTGCTAAGATTGCGAATGACCCGAAGAAGAAAGAGCTTTGGGATTCATTGGCGGGCTGCAAACTGGATGAGCAACAGATCACGCAGAACGGCGTGCTAGTCGCTCTCCACATCCGCCCGGAAAAATCGGCTGGCGGCATATATTTCGCCGACACCACGCGTGACGAAGACAAGAACCAAGGCAAGGTCGGCATGATCGTAAAGCTCGGTCAGCATGCCTACAAGTCCGACCACAACTATAATTTCGAAGGCGAAGAGCTGGAAGTCGGCGATTGGGTCGTATTCCGCGTTGTTGATGGCTGGCCGGTCCAGCTCAACAGCAAGCCATTCCGCCTATTCCGTGATCAGGATCTGCGCTGGAAAACCAGCACGCCAGATCTGATCTATTGAGAGATCCACACATGGATGGATTGACAAACGCCAACCCGGGCGACGCCGCGTTGGAGATCGACAAGCTTATCTCTGGCGGTGACGACGATCTGACCATCCCTGATCTGGTTGAAGACCAGGGCGGCGATGATGAGATCGTAATCGTTGATGAGCCGGCCGCGGCCCCTGCGAAAGAAGCCGAAGCCCCGACGATCGACGAAGCGGCCGAAGCCCTAAAAGCCCAGCTTGCCGAGCGCGACCGTCAGATTACCGATCTTCGGGCAGAGCGCGACAGCGTGCAGAAGACTGCGTGGGAAAAGGAACTCGATGGAACCAAGGCGGTTCTGTTGGGCGCACGCACCGGCATCGAGGGTGACATCGCCAACACAAAGCGCGAAATGCGCGAGGCGATGGAAAGCGGGGAATATGACAAGGTAACGGACCTGTCCGAGCGCCTTGGCGATCTGACTGCCAATAAGAGCAAGGTCGAGGACGGTCTTCGGCATCTTGATGCGGAGATAGACCGTTTCAAGAAAGGCGCGACGGCTCCGCAACAGCAGCAGCCCCAGCGCCAGCCGACACAAGACGAGTTTATCGACGCGCATATCGCCGCAGCGACGCCTCCGACCGCCAATTGGCTTCGCAACAACCGTGATTTCTTCACCGACCAGAAGAAACACGCTCGCGTCATGGCCGCCCATCACTCGGCCATCGCTGACGGGCTGACACCGCAGGCCGATGAGGCCGCCTATTGGAACTATATCGACGGAAAATTGGGAGGCACAGCCAAGGCCGATGAGCCGAAGAAGGCTTCTCCGTCTCCCATCACGGCCCCGAGTTCTCGCCAGGCTGCATCTCCATCAGGAGCAAATACTGGCGGCAAGATCACGCTTACTCGCGCTGAGGTCGAAGTGGCCCAGGCGCTGGGTATGACGAACAAAGAATACGCTTTCTACAAGGCCCAAGAGGCCAAGAAAGCCCTGAACTAGGACACTCATTCATGACAGATCCTGTTATGCCGGACGCGCCGCGGCGTGGCCCAGGTCGGCCGCCTATGCGCCAGGAAGCGCGCGAACAGCTCCACGATGCAGCTCATGTGCGCTCGCGAGAAGCGCGCATCCCCAAGCGCCGCAAGTCATTCAACGAGGACCGCTATTTCATCCCGCCTGACCTGAAACAGGACGGCATGGATTACCAGTGGTGCCGATACAGCGTGAATGGCGAGCCGGACCTTTCGCACATCGCCGATCTACAAAACCAGCAGTGGGTTGCGGTCATACCGGATGAAATGCCGGGCCTGCCTCACATGCAGGTCGAAGGCATGATTCAGCGAGACGGTCTGATCCTGATGAAGCGTCCGGATTACGAGTCCGAGGATGCACGTGAGGAAAACGAGAGACAGGCCCGGATGGTCGCGCAAGCGCAGGTCCAGAGCCTCGGCAATATCAACCTCGGTCAGGGCTTTGAGGTGAGCGGAAAGCACACTTCGGTCCGTAAGAGCATCGAGGCATCTATTCCCGACGCGTGACGCGTCGCGGTAGCTGGCCCCCTCGCGTTGTGCGGGGCCTTCAACAACGGGTTCGTGCTGCGGCGTCCGCAGAGAGCGATCTCTATCACACCAATGGAGTTACCTATGGCGAACCAAAACGCGCCGTATGGCTTCCGTCCTGTGATGGGCCTCTCGGGCTCCCCTTACACAGGCGTTCAGGCCACTGCACCTATTGCGTCAAACTATTCAACGAAAATCTACCAGGGCGATGTCGTGGTCCGCACGTCGGCGGGCACTATCGAATTGGCATCTCCCGGAACGTCTGTGATTGAGGGTGTATTCCTCGGTTGCAAATACGTTTCCGTCTCCACCGGAGATACCCGCTTTTCCCGCATGTGGCCCGGCGGCGACGCAGTGTCTGGATCTGCGGTCGCATATATCGTCAACGACCCCTTCGCGGCGTTCGAGGTCCAGGCAACTTCGGGCCCGATCACCGCTGCCAATGTTGGCGAAAACGTCCAGTTCACGGTCGGCACCGGCAATGACTCCACGCAGCTGTCTGGCGCTACCGTTGGCAGCCCGGACACTACAAGCACGCTTCCGTTCCGCGTGGTGTCCGTGAACGTCTTCGGATCTGACCCGGCGTCTGCCTACAACCGGCTCGTCGTTGTCTTCAACAACCAGTCGCTCCGTCAGTTGACGGGCACAGCATAAGGAGGGCTGAGATATGGCTGTCAATACCTCACAAATTGAAGCCCTTCTTCGCCCCGGTCTGGCGAAGGTTACGGGCAAATACAAGGGCTGGCCCCGGATTTATCCGAAGCTGTTCTCTACCCGCAAGGCGACCATGCGCGTTGAGCGTACGGCCGATACGCGGCGCCTCGGGAATGCCCAGATCAAGGCGGAAGGCGCTCCCGTCTTCTTCGACAACGCCGCTGGTCAGCGTTTCGTCTATAACCTGGAGATCTATACCGTATCTCTCGGTTATGCGATCACGCAGGAGGCTATTGAAGATAACCTCTACAAGTCGCAGTTCATGCCGTCCAACCTCGGTTTGCAGAAGTCGTTCCTGCAGACCAAGGAGACACTGGCCGCGACTGTCTTCAACCTCGGCAACGTCTTCGACCCGGCGGTCGGCGGCGATGGTGTGGCGCTCTTTTCGACCTCACACCCAATCGACGGCGGCGTTATCGCCAATACCCCGTCCACTCAGGTGGAGCTGAACGAGGCGTCTCTCCTCAATGCGCAGATTGCCGTGTCCTCGACGTTCAAGGACAATGCCGGCCTTCTGACCAACATCCGCGCCCGCACGCTGGCCATCCCGCCGGCGCTCGAACCCGTGGCTGTCCGCCTTCAGAAGACCGCTCTGCGCCCGGGCACCAACGACAACGACGTGAACGCTATCCCGATCGTTGCCGGCGGCCTGACCGAATACGTGGTGAACCCGTATTTCACCTCGTCTCTGGCGTGGTTCGTTATCACTGACGAGGAAGGTCTCATCCATTACGACCGCATTCCGTTCGAAACGAACATGTGGCCGGATGACACCACGACCAACCTCATGGTCACGGCGCGGGAACGCTATCGCTTCGGTCACGACAATTGGCGCGCGGCCTACGGCTCGTTCCCGACCGCGTAACCAACCAGCGGGGCGGGGGAATCGTCTCCCGCCCATCATTTGACCCAAAGGAGGCCATCAGATGGCTATTACTGCTCCTTCGGGGCCGCTGGTTGTCTTCGGCGGTTCCAACAATCCTGATTCCGGAACGTCTCTCGCGAGCCGTGGCTTCGGAATCATGGACCCTCGGGTCCCCTACAGCTATGAGCCGACAGACACGAATGTCTACGGCTTTCTGGGCACGACCAATATTCCTGTCTTCGATGTCGTTCCTGCCGCGTTGGCTGCGAACAACATCGCCGCAGCTCAGGCCGTTGCCAGCGCGACAGCGTTGACGCTGGTATCCACGACGGGTGCCGGCATCACGGTCGGTGTTTCGATCAAGAATGCCGCCACGGGCAATACTGTGACCGGCCTTCTGGCGATCGATGGCGCCGCTGGATATTCCTCGCCTTCTGGAACCAGTTCCATTCGGCTCTGGAACCCGGCGACACTGCTTGCTCGCAACATCCGCATCACTTCGGCAGGCAATGACAGCGGCATCACGTTCTCTGTCGTTGGCTATGATGTGTACGGCTATCCGATGGCAGAAACCATCACGGGTGCCAACGCGGGCATTGCAGCGGGCGTCAAGGCGTTCAAGTACATCACATCGGTCACATCTTCGGCTGCCGCCGCTGGCAACGTGTCGGTCGGCACGGGTGATGTGGTCGGGTTCCCTCTGCGTTGCGATGCATGGGGATCGGTCAATGTGATGTGGAACAACGCCAAGGTCACGGCAACGACCGGTTTTACCGCCGCCGTCACGACTGATCCGGCGACCGCAACCACGGGCGATGTCCGCGGCACCTATGCACTCCAGACGGCTTCAAACGGCACGCTTCGGCTCCAGATGTACATCACCCCTTCGGTGGCGAACATCGTGGCCGGTACGACTGGCCTGTTCGGCGTCACGCAATACAGCGCCTGACATTAGTCGGCATCGGAATACCGAGGGTCGCGGGTATCTCGCGGCCCTTTTCATTTTCTGGAGATAGGGCGCCATGGCCAATCCCATTTACAAGTCATACACGACGACTGGTACGAAAGAGGCCTGCGCGCTCAATTTCAGAAGTGGCCCCACGAATATCAGCGTTGCCGTCGTCGTTCCGGGCGGAACAACCGCGAGCTATTCCGTCCAATACACCTTCGATGATCTGTCCAGCACGACGGAAGCGAACGCCGACTGGATCACGGATCCGCAATTTCCATTGTCATCGTCAGCGACGTTGGTCGGAAACTATATTGCACCGATATCCGGGGCCCGTGTGGTGATCGCATCAATATCTGGCGGCCCAATTCGGCTCAAGATTCTTCAGGGCGATGGCGGGCGATAAACGATGGGTGGCATATCCAACGTCGGGAACAATATATCAAAAATCCCCGGCGGGGTTAGTTATGCCTCGTCGCCTGGCGCTATCTCAATTCTCCCGAACACGATCTCTTGGCCAAGTTTAGACCCCGCGGCCGCTGCCCTTATCGCTCGCATGTCGCCCGCGCCGAGCGCTGCACGGGCAATCGTTATCAATAACTTGATTGTCGCCCTGAAAGCGGCAGATATATGGGCTTACCTGGATATACTGTATATAACGGCGGCATTTTCAAGCCAATCCGCGCGCCTTAATTGGATAAACTCAAGCTATACGCTTACACCAGTCAGCGCACCAACATTCGTGGTGGACCGCGGCTATTCAGGCGATGGATCAACCAATTATCTGGATACCGGGTATGTTCCAAGCGGCAACATGCAGCAGAACAACTCCCATATGGGATATTGGTGTCTTACCGACTTGTCAGCGACAATGTTCGATCTCGGCAACGCGTTTAACACGATGATTGGCCGAGACGTCGGAGGCAATCTCCGCGTTAGAGCAAGGTCAAATTCAACGCCATCAAACTCTGTTCCATCGAGTATCGGGTATTCGATTTGGTCGAGAAACGCTTCTAATTCATACTTTGTAGCGAAAAATGGATCTGTACTATCAACGTATACGGATGCGTCAACCGCTGGTATCGGTTCAGCGTTATGGATCTGCGGAAAAAGTGATTCCACCGTTGGGTACAGCACCAGGCAGATCGCCGCGGCTCATGGCGGGGCTTCCCTGACCTCCCAAAAGGCTACGTTGTTCTATTCCGCGCTTAACACATATATGCAAGCCGTAGGAGCAGCCTAATGGCGTTGAAGAATTATTTCGTCATCACTTCTAGTCAGCGCGCCTACCTCATCGCGATGAACACTCCTGATGCGGCTCTCAACCCTCGCGCCATCGATAACGGCAGCCCTGGCGTTGGGATCAACTTGAACCCGGAAGCTGTTGACTATTCTCCAGGTGCAGTTGTTACCCTTGAGGGATGCTATGTAACAGCAAAGCGTGCAGTCGATGACCCAGATTACAACTTCTACGTTCCCGGAATGGTCGCGTATCTTCTGACGTTGCCGTGGGCGACATTGGAGGATGAGACGATCTTTGCCCCACCAGAGGTCATCTAACCGATGACGACCTCTGGAACGACCTCGTTCAACCCTCCATTCTCAAGCCTGATCCATGCCGCTTATTCGCGTTGTGGCATCAGGCGCCCCCAGATTCTTCAAGAGCATATCGAGGATGCCAAGAACGAGGCCAATTTCCTGCAGGTCGAATTCGCCAATCGCGGGCCGACGCTTTGGACGGTGGATCTGGTCACGGTCCCGCTCACCCCTGGTGTAGCCACATACGCGGTGCCGGCCGATAC